TCCGATCTTCATGGCACAACCATCTAACTTTAATGTTCCTACTATTTGGAGAAATAAGGTGGTTGATGCTGTCGGTAGAACACTAGGAAGATCATGGAGTAAATGGCATAGGTATGGTAACTCAGGTTTACCTTTTATTTGTGGTAATAGTGAGACTTGTTATGTCGTTGAAGACTGTGCGTCTGCTGTAGCTGTATCACAGTATGGTACTGGACTTGCATTGCTAGGTACAAATTTATCTGACTCAATACTTGACATAGTATCAAACTATCCAAGTGTTGTAGTGTGTTTAGATAGAGATGCATCTGCCAAAGCAATAAAAATGAAAAATAGAATTGGACAATTTACTAAATGTGAAGTAAGATTACTTGATGTTGACCCTAAAGAAAAACCAGAAGGAGTATTATAATGACTATGTACAATAGAGCTTTTTCCATGCCTAGCAGTCAGACTTTTAGTATGAAGCCCATTAAAGAGTTTGTTGAACACTGGATTGGTGTAGCCTATTCGGCTGAAGACAGAAATAATCCAGTTGTTATAGATCCCTTTGCTAGAGATAGTAAGTATGGTACAATAACTAATGATATAAATACAATTACAGATGCTCATTATCATATGAAAGCTGATGAATTTCTGGATATGTTATTGGGTTTAGAAGTACAAGCTGACGTTGTGTTGTATGATCCACCATACAGTCCAAGACAGATCAGTGAGTGCTATAGTGCTAGTGGTATAAAGACTACACAACAAGACACACAGAGTAGTTTCTATACTAAAATAAAAGATCGTATAAGACCTCTTGTCAAACCTGATGGTCTTGTGTTATCATTCGGATGGAACTCTATGGGAGTTGGTAAGAAGTTTGGTAACTATGAGGAAATACTATTGGTAACTCATGGTGGAGCGCATAACGATACAATATGTGTTGCACAAAGAAAGGATACAAACGAATATGTCTAATGATTTATTAGGACTATTTCTATCTCATAACTTCTATGAGAAGAACAGACACTTGATCGCAATGGACTTCTTTGAGAATGAAGCCAAGAAGATCTGGCGTAGCATTGAGTTAGGTCATGCAAGGTATGGGCGTGACTTAACCCCTGCTGAAGTAGAACAAGTATTGTTTAGTGAGTTTAGGACTATGACAAGTAGCCAGAAACAAGCTATGATGATGCTGACCAGAACATTGTCTAATGATATCGGTGAGGATGTTGCAGAAGATGTTCTCAGGGATCAGTTTAAAGTTTACTTTGGTAGGCAGTTAGCTGATCTTGGTATCAAGATGATGGACAACAAGGTGAATGACCTGACCAAGGTCAATGAATTACTGGGTAAGTACGAACAGAACTTCATGCCCAAAGAAACTATACAGGAGATTAAACATGATGTCGCATCTTTATTGCACTCTACTAAAGATGTATCCAAATACAAATGGAACCTCAAAGGACTCAGGGAAATCTGTGCAGGTATCGGACCCTCGACCTTCTCTGCTGTCTTTGCTCTTGTCGAAACTGGCAAGACTGCATTCCTGATATCTACATTGTTTGGGCCAGATGGTTTCTTGAACCAAGGTGCAAAGGTAATGATACTGGGTAATGAAGAACCTGTTGAGCGCACTGCACTGAGAGCAGTTAGTTCTTTCACTGGTATGACTGACAAACAGATTGCTAATGATACTATTAAAGCACACAATCAATGGGATGTATATTCTAGTCAGTGTGTGTTCTTGAATACTGATGAGGTGTCCTCGATGGAGGAACTGGATCAGTTACTAGCCAAGCACAAGCCTGATGTACTAGGCATTGATCAGCTAGACAAGATGCAAGTCGGAGGCAATCACGCCAGAGATGACATACGTTTGGGTGAGATCTATCGTACTGCTAGGACATTATCTAAGAAGCATCAGTGTGCAATCATTGGTGTGTCTCAGGCTAATGCTGAAGCAGACGGTAGAACTGTGCTACGCTTTACTCAGATGGCAGGAGCAAGGGTAGGTAAAGCTGCTGAAGCAGATCTTATTATAGGTATAGGTAAAGAGACTGAGGAAGGTGGTTCAGACAATGGACTCCGACATATCTATGTCAGTAAGAATAAGCTAGGTGGTAAACATGGTACTTGTACTACTGTAATTAAGCCAGAGGTATCTAGGTACGTTGATTAATAACTTGACAAACTCATTATTATGTGGTATTGAAGTATCCCCCCTTCGGGGGGATACACTATCTAGGAGGTATAATATGCTTGAAGGATTAGCTTGTTTAGCACTTAATATATATCATGAAGCTAGAGATCAACCGATAGAAGGTCAGGTTGCTGTAGCTCAAGTAGTAATGGAAAGAGTAAAGAGTGATAAATATCCTAACAGTATCTGTGAAGTGGTAATGCAAGGCCCAACATACTCATGGTCTATTAATTATCCTATTAGACATAGATGCCAGTTTAGTTGGTACTGTGATGGATTAAGTGACAGACCTAAAGATATGACTGCATATTTAAATTCAGTAGATGTTGCAGAAAAGACTTTACATGGACTTAAAGATGTGGTAAAAGGATCTATGTACTACCATAGCACAAAGGTAAACCCTTGGTGGGCAAAGTATAAGATAAGAGTAAGACAAATAGGTGATCATATATTTTATAAGTGAGGATATTAAATGGATTTACTTAATCACGCATACATAATAGGAATATGTTTTATAACAGTTTTAATAATGCTATTTGCAGGAGAATAATATGAAAGATTATGCAATAATCGTAGACTTAGAAGTTGATTTAGGGGAGGATCGTAAAGATCCTTCTCCATACAACAAAGAGAATACATTAGCTGCTATTGGTTATACTATTAGAAATTTAGATGGATCTTTGATGTACGGAGATGATGAGGAAACTGTATATATAGTTAGAACTGCTGACGCATCCTCAACTGACTGGGCTACTTTTAAGGATGTACTTAAAGATGCTACTTATGTAGTTGCCCACAATGCTAAGTTTGATGTAGCTTGGTTGCGTGAGGTAGGTATAGACTGTAGATCAAAGATTATTGATACTATGATTAACGAGTACATACTTAACAAAGGTATAAGAGATAAGCTAAGTTTGAAAGCATTAGCAGAGAAGTATGATGTTACTCGTAAGGATGACTCACTTGCCGATGCATTCAAGCAAGGTTTGAACTACAGTGATATGTCCAAAGAAGATCAAACTACTTATCTTTATTACGACATTGTAGCTACTGCTGAAGTATTTGAAAGGCAAGAAGCACTGTTCAAGAAGAACTCTAACAAGTCTTTGATACCGATACGAGATCTTATGTGTGAGTTCTGTGATGTTCTTACTGATATAGAACGAGCAGGTATGGCTATTGATACTTCTGAGATGCATAAGGTTGACCATGACTACCAAGTAGAACAGGCAGAGTTGACTGAGTATCTTAATAATACAGTTAAGAAACTGGTAGGTGACACACCAATCAATCTTAGTTCACCAGAGCAGTTGTCTCAGGTCATTTATTCATACAAGTTAAAAGACAAAAAGACTTGGCGTGATGTCATGAACATTGGGGTAGATACCAGAGGTAAACCAAAGCGTAGACCTAAGATGATGGAGTCAGGTTTTGTTAGATGTATTGATGAATGCTTTGTTCCCACGTTCAAGACCCAAGCTAAACGCTGTTTGTTTTGTAATGGACAGGGAACAATACAGAAGTATAAGAAGGATGGTACACCATATAAGAATACAACTAAGTGTGTGCATTGTGAAGGTACTGGATTTATCTACAAAGAGCTAGGAGAGATTGCAGGACTAAAAGTTAATCCTACACTTGCTTTGGCATCAGCAGGAGGATTCAAGACAGACAAGCATACACTTGTAGAACTAGAGAGAGGACAGAGTAATACAGAAGTCAAGAAGTTTCTGAACTCTCTAATAAGATTATCTGCTATTGATACATACAGAAGTTCTTTTATAGAAGGAATATTCAAGAACATGGTTAATAGTACAGATAATATACTTCATGCCAACTTTAATCAGTGTACTACTGCTACAGGTAGATTGAGTAGTAGTAACCCTAATTTACAGAATATGCCCAAAGGAAAGTTGTTTCCTGTTAGAAAAGCGTTTGTGAGTAGGTTTGAGGATGGACAGTTGCTTGAAGTAGATTATTCTCAGCTAGAGTTTAGGATAGCAGGTATCCTAGCCAAGGATGAGACAATTAAAAAGGAAGTAGAGGAGGGGTTCGATGTCCATTCTTACACGGCAAAAGTACTCACTGAAAACGGTGAACCAACAGATAGAGGAGCTGCCAAAGCATCTACGTTCAGACCTCTTTACGGAGGAACGCAGGGTACATTCGCACAAAGGGTATACTTTCAAGAGTTCTTTGGAAAGTACTCAGGAGTGTTCAACTGGCATGAAAGACTTCAAGATGAAGCTATACAAAATGAAACTATTACTACTGCTACAGGTAGGCAGTTTAAGTTCCCTAATGTATATCGTACTAAGCAAGGGAAAGCATCTGTTAAGACACAGATAGTCAATTATCCTGTTCAGTCTGTAGCTACTGCTGATATAGTTCCTCTTGGCGTAATTATGTTACACAAACAACTAAGAGAACGTAATTTAAATAGCTTAGTTATCAATACAGTACACGATTCTGTTGTAGTAGATTGTCATCCTGATGAGATTGAAGAAGTCAAACAGGTTGCCAGTATATGTTTAGTCAAAGCACAAGATGAAGCTGAGAAAAGATTTGGTTTAGATAAATTTATTCCTTTAGAAGTTGAAATGTCTATAGGAAAAAACTGGATGGAACAGCAAGATTGTGCTTGACAATTACGAAAGTATATGTTATACAAACAGTCTACTTTGAAAGGAGAATAGTATGTCGTTAGTTGAATTAGACTTTACGGAATCAACAGATTTGTTTGTTGTTCCAGAAGATACAGGGCCAGTAATTCCAAGAGCATCTATAAACAGGGATGCATTCTTTGGGGATGATATGGCTAGTGTACCTGTTCCATCAATACGATTGGAGCATCCTGATCACAGTACAGTGTTCGGTAAGAACGTATCGGTACGAGTGTTTGCTACTACTATGCAGACTTCTGTATTCGATAGTGATGAGGAAGAGTATACTAATATGTCTCAGCACTTTGTCAGGTTTGGTGACAAGGCGTTGGATTGGCAAGGTGGTAACAAGTGTGGTTGGATACCTTCCAGACAACGTGAGAAGTTAAAAGCAGAAGACCCAGTTGCCTATGCAAGAGCCAGTAAGGTTAAATTGTATAGACATTTGTTTGGTATGATGACCATGACTGATGCAGTCAAGGCAGGTTCTGACCCAGTTGAGTTTGATCCTGTACCATTTCGTATGCGTCTTGGCCCATCTAACTTCTACGAGATCGGTAAAGTTGTAGGGGAACTTGCTAAACAGAATAGGCAACACTTCAACTACAATCTAGAACTTTCTTATGGTGTTGAGAAGCGAGGATCTAATCAGTGGTTTGTTCTAAAGTATAAGCCCTTGCTAGATGCTAAGATTGACATTGATCAGGATGACAAGGATACTCTAGCAGTATTTCAACAAGTCATCAAAAAGGAGAATGATTCTGTAACAGAACGAATGAGAGAAAACGTAGGTAGTTCTAGTCTTGGTTCTGAATTTATAGACATAACCCCTGCTAAAGAAGATGACTGATCTTCAATCTAAACTAGACCTGTTTCTTGCAGGAACTCCAGAGATCCCTCGTAGTATCATCTATGAAGCTAGTCAGATGTTCAACGAGAAGTTATCTAGGTTTAACTACAAGAAGCTAGGTAGTAGTAATGGTTTACCTTCTATGTCTCAGATTGGTAAACCTATGTGTCAGCTACAGGCATCTAAACTTGGTTGGAAGGAAGCACCAAAGCCAGATCACTTTAAGATCATGATGGCTTATGGTGACATGACTGAAGTTCTAGCTGTTGCTTTATTGTTATCAGCAGGTATAAAGATTACTGATATGAACAAGAAAGTTAAACTTCCAACTAAGTCAGGTGATATGTATGGTGAATTGGATTTAGTTATACAATTAGAGGATAAAAGTGTATGGGATATTAAAAGTGCTAGTTCATGGTCCTATGACAAGCGATTTGCTTCCTACGAACAGCTAAAAAGACAGGATGACTTTGGTTATTGCTGTCAGTTGTTTGGTTATGCTAAAGCAGAGGGTGTAAAGGCAGGAGGTTGGATCGTAGTTAATAAAGGTACAGGTCAGATGAAAGTTATTGAGGCTGATCCTGAAGATCAAGACCACTACATTGATTTGATTGAACAAAAAGCACTACAGATCTCTAAAACTACTGAAGAGGCTCATTTTGAGAGGCTTTATGACGATACTTTGGAAACTTATTATAAGAAATCTACTGGTAATCGTAAACTACAGATGCCATGTACGTTTTGTGACTATAAGTTCTCATGTTGGAAGGGTTTAAGATATGCTAAGAACCCTGTATCTAAAGCAGGTAACTATGAGTACTATACACAAATGGCTAATAGATATGAAACCCGCATCAGCTAAAAACAAAGGAAGGTTATTACAACAATGGGTAAGGGATATACTACTATCTAAACTAAAAGGTGTAGAAGATGATGATGTCAAGTCTACTCCAATGGGTGTGAATGGCCCTGATATTAGTTTATCTCCTTTAGCCAGAAAGAAATGGCCTTGGGCTGTCGAGTGTAAATCTAGAGCAAAGTTTGCTGTATATGATATTATGTCTCAAGCTGAAAGTCATGTTACAAAGAATACTAAACCGTTAGTGATCATCAAAGCTAATCGCAAAGAACCACTAGCACTTGTTTACGCTAAAGACTTTTTGGAGATGTCATGTCAGATAAGCAAAAAATAAATCATATAGCTAACATACCTGATTGCAGTCTTATGATATTAGTTACGCATGATGGTGTAGAAATACAAATAACTTGTGGTGATTTTGCATCACCAAGCGTTAAAGACAGTACAGAGCATGAAATGATAAAGGACATTGGTTCTGCTATAATGGAAATGGTTCAAGATATAATAGGTCATGCAGTAGAAGAAGCTGTAGAACCTAGTGAAATAGAAGTAAAAGGTAATGTTATTTATTTAAATACTAAACTACCACCAACAAAACACTAGGAGATAACATGGAAGATATGGTTAATCATCCTCCACACTATAATCAACATGGTGTAGAGTGTATTGATGCGATTAAAGCAACTACAGGAGATAACTTTAAAGATTATTTAAAAGGAAATATAATGAAATACCTTTGGCGTTTTAATTATAAAGGTAAACCTGAAGAAGACTTACAAAAAGCTAAGTGGTATTTAGATAAATTAATATCAGAAGTTGCTTTAAGTCGTTATAAAAATACCTCAGATGTGCAAGATCTTTTAGATCACGCCAGAGGAAGGAAACCAAGAAGAAAGGAAGGTTAATATGGTGTCACTTACAGAAGACTTAAATGGTTATATACATAATGAGAGTGTAGCGGATAAACTTACTATAGGAGGAATGATACCTTTGGAATTACAAGCAGATTATTTAGGTTGTCTAGAAGAATTTCAAGATGAAGTAACAAAACGCTTGACAAATGCAGCAGTACATGATAGAGTTCTGTTACAGAGTAGAGGTAATTTAATTACTGAGGTAAGTAAAAATAATTTTGATCGCATGGATTTATGTCAAGAACTAATTCAAGAGGAGCTAGAAGAACTTCAAGATGAATTAGATGCACCTGAAATAAATCCAGAAAAAGTACTTAAAGAATTGTGTGATGTTCTCTATGTTGTGTTTGGGTTTGCTTCACGATATAAAGAGTTAAAGTTTTTACCAGAAGCATTTATACGAGTTCATCATAATAATATGACCAAAGTACAAAAAGGTCATTTTAGAGGAGATGGTAAGTTGGTTAAACCTGCTGACCATAAACAACCCGACTTGTCGGATTTAATTGAGAAAGGAGTAAACTATGGAAGCTAGTCTAGTTAAAGATCTTGAAGAAGAGATCAAAGTTAAGCAACAGGAATTAAATCAATTAAAGTATAAAGATGTATATGATGCTCAAGATGCATATGAAGCTGCTCAAATAGTTTATAAAGAAGCAGAAAAAAGTATGGTTGAGGCAGCTAAAAAACTATCTCAGGCTAGAATAGATAGTGGTTTTAGTAGAGCTACTGTTTTACATCGTTCATTTAGGTTGTAATGTTTAACTTAACTTTAACTGCAAAGGTAAAGGTAGAAGAAGACAGTCATTATGTACCTGTAGATGGGGTTGACGGTCTTCTTCAGACCTTGCCTAAAGATGTTAAAACAGTTCTTGAAGATTACTTTGAGGGTTTTGAAATTATTATTGAAGAGGTAGAAATAACAAATGAGTAGTTTTAAATCTAATATGAACCCGATGTTTCGTTCTAAGTTTTCAGAAGACATCTTTAATTTAAAGTATTCTCATACAGGTTGTGACACTTGGGAACAGTTATCTAGAGTTCTTGTAGAGGATGTTTGTGGTAATTTACGTTCAGGTGAAGAAGCCCTAATGCGTAAAGAGGAACGCAAACAACTACAAGAATATATAACGGATCTCAAGTTTGTTCCTGGAGGTAGATACTTATACTATGCAGGAAGAGATAAAAGATTTTACAATAACTGCTTTCTATTGGGAGCAGAAGAAGATACAAGAGAAGATTGGGCTAACCTTAGTTGGAAAGCAGAATCATGTCTGATGACAGGTGGTGGTATAGGCATTGACTATTCTACTTACAGGGAATCAGGACGTTCTCTTGGAGGTTCTGGTGGATTAGCATCTGGTCCTATTCCTAAGATGCAAATGATTAATTCTATTGGAGCCAATGTAATGCAAGGTGGATCTCGTAGATCTGCCATGTACGCTTCCTTAAACTGGAAGCATAATGATATCCCTAGCTTTTTAACAGCAAAGGATTGGGATACAATGCCAGTAGGTACTACAGGTTTTACATTTAAACAAATCAAAGAGCAAGACTTTAACTTTCGCGCCCCTCTTGATATGACTAATATAAGTGTAAACTATGATACAGACTGGCTTGTAAATTACTGGAACACTGGTGATGTTGGTGAAGTGTTCTTGAGTAATGTCAAACAGGCACTTCGTTCTGCTGAGCCAGGATTTAGCTTTAACTTTATGGAGAATGAAAATGAAACTTTACGAAACGCCTGTACTGAAGTATGTAGCTCTGATGACAGTGATGTGTGCAATTTGGGCAGTATCAATCTTGGGCGTATTGACTCGTTATGGGAATTGGCCCATGTAGTAGAATTATCTACTAAATTTTTAATTTGTGGTACTCTGAGGGCTGAGTTACCTTACCAGAAAGTTTATCAAGTAAGACAGAAAAACAGACGGTTAGGACTTGGCCTGATGGGTATGCACGAGTGGTTAATTAAACAGGGAGAAAAATATGAAGTTACCACAAATCTTCACAGATGGTTATCTGTATATAAAGGAATCAGCGACAAAGTTTCTAGAGAATTTGCAGACGAATTATCCATATCTAGGCCAGTGGCAAACCGTGCTATTGCTCCAACTGGGTCTATTAGTATTCTTAGTGGTACTTCTTCTGGCATAGAACCTATATTCGCTGTAGCATATAAACGTAGATATCTAACTGGTGGTACTCGTTGGAAATATCAATACGTTGTAGACTCAGCAGCACAAGAGTTAATAGATCTTTATGGTGTAGATCCAGAGAGTATTGAATCTGCACTAGACCTAGCAGAAGATTATGAGAGAAGGATTAAATTTCAAGCTGATGTACAAGACTATGTTGATATGTCCATTAGTTCTACAATTAATCTACCTGCTTGGGGATCTAAGAATAACAATGAAGATACAGTAAAAAACTTTTCTGATACTCTAGCTTCCTATGCTCATAGGTTACGAGGATTTACAGCATACCCTGATGGGTGCAGAGGTGGGCAACCACTATCGGTAGTACCTTATTCAGAAGCTGTTGATAAACTAGGAACAGAGTTTGATGAACACGTTGAGACACATGACATTTGCGAAATCACTAACTCAGGAGGTGTTTGTGGCGTTTAAAAGAAAAAGGTTCTTTAGTGGGGATTTTTATCCTCTGAAGAAAATATATAAGGAGGGTTTAGTGGGGTTCCAAGAGAACTTCATTAACCCTTACATCTACGGAACTTCTCGATATAAAGAGTGGGAACGTGGATACAACAAAGGGTACTTTATTAATCTTAAAAGGATTAGTAGAAATGCAGTTTAATCTATTTGGAGAAGACTGTAGTGAGAATGCAGACCTTGGAGCAGGAGAAGGTAAGGTCTGCACTAAATGTAACACTTACCTACCTTTAAGTAAATTTGGTATACACTCTGGTGCAAACTTTCTCAGAGCAGAGTGTAAATCCTGTAGTACTAAACTTAATAAGGTTAGAAAAGAATTAAAAAAAATATATGGTATGCCATCAGAAGGATATATATGTCCTATATGTAATGGAGATGCTGAACACGTTAAGGGTAGAGGTAATACTAAAAACGGATCTTGGGTATTAGATCATTGTCATGATACAGATACATTTAGAGGTTGGTTGTGTCATAAATGTAACAGAGCTTTAGGTGGGTTTGATGATGATGTAGACTTTTTAAAAAGATCTATAAAATATATAGAAGATCATATAAAACGAACATTTTTAGTGTGATAGGAGATACTATGAACGTAAGAACACAGTTAGGACTATTTGGATTATTATTTGTAGCAATAGCATTAGTATTTACTGGTGTTAATGCAGAAACAAAAAAACCCCAAGAACTGGGGTGTAGAAGTATACAAGATTTTAAGAGGGTTGTTGTAGAAGGTCACAAAGAAAAGTTAATATTTCGTGGTATATCAGCTAGAGGTCATGTAACTTTTATACATTTGAATACTGATACCCAAACATGGACAGCATCAATAGTTAAACCAAATGATACACAATCCATGTGTTTAGTAGATGCAGGGTTTACTGGTGAACTTGTAGATAATAAGGACTCAATTAAAGCATTTAAGTGGTAAAAATAGGCTAAACCCCATATAAAGCATTTTAAGCTATGCTACAGTCGATGTAGGTATAATCTGGACACTACCTACCTAAGACTATCTCTAAGACCCTCTCTGCTTCATCCTAGAGGGTCATTTTTTTCTAACGCCTATAACTTTTAGTCTTTTTAGCAATTCTTTTAGGTTGTTTAGAAAATTGCTTACCTTTCTTGGTATCTTTTCTCTTCTTCCTAGTAGTAGCAGCATACTCAGCAGAACTCATAGATTTTATAGCTGCTGAAGGTAAGTATCTCTCTCCAGTAGCTTTTCGACCTTGAGTAGAGGGTTTACCTGATTTTGTTCTCCACTTCTGTTTAGTCCAGTTTTTAAGACTTCTTTGAGATTTCTTTAGGGCCATTATCCTCTATACCCTCCTCCTGCCTTTTTATAAGCAGATGCTAACATTTGAGCTTTTCTTGCTGACCATTGTCCACTAGCACCACCCTTACTACCTGCCTTAATACGACTAAATATTCTCTTTCTTAGTGCAGGTTTTGTATAGTTACCTGCTTCATTTACTTTACTTTTAGATTTTTTCTTTGTTGCCAAGTTATCCTCCTATAAACATTAATCGTTCATGATTTCTTCGCTTTATTAATCCTTTTAACTTTCTTCCCCCTGCAAATACCCAACGTGGAAATTCATCCGCTGCACCAATATAATCTCCTCTATTTATTTTACGTCTTAGAGTACTGCTTTGTAGAGAACCACTACCTAAGTTAAATACAAATGAGCATAGCGAATCAAACTGTCCATCCTCCAACGGTACTTTTATTAGTCGTAATACTGCTACTTGTGACTTCCTTACATCTCTCCTTAGTAATTGGTCAGCTTGATCTTTATTTATATCAGGATGATCTTCTGTTACTCTTTTACCATCTAAACCCCAGATAGCCCCATATCCGATTGTCCAATGTTGGGCAGGACACAGATAAGGGGATGAACTATACCCCTCGTACAACTTAATCAGGTCAAGACCCTCATCAGTCATATTTCTCATTTTTTAGTTTTCTTTATTCTAGTTTGTACAGTTTTAGATAAATCTTTAAAATGAACTACTGGTTTACTAGTCTTGGTATGTGTTTTACCACTATGAGTAGACCCATTAGGCATCTTGTGTGTACCACCCTTATACTCTTTACCATTTTTAAAGTAATGTTTTACACCTTTCATTATCTATTCCTCCTCTTTATGACAACCACATCTGCAAACCTTTGGATCACAGTTACACTCAATACAACTGTCACAACTGCATTGCTTATTAGTATTATTATCTTCTTCTGTTTTATTTACCATGATATTATTAGCTCCCCCATAAAATACTTTTCCACTGATCATTGTCTGTTTCTCCAGAACTCTTTATTTTTTAGATATCTGTCTTGCAGACTATTTAACTTTTCTTTATCTACTGGTTTTACTTTAATCCAGTTATCTTCAATCAATACTTTTTCACCTTCATCTTTTATTAATGATCCTGTAGAATCAAACATAGGCTTATTCACTAAATACCTCCTTTACCATTTTACTTTGTTAGCCCAATACGCTGCTGACATTTTACCTTTGGCTATGTTCCTACCATGTCTAGCTTTAAATGATTTTCTTCTAGCTGTTTGTTTTGATGATTCTCCTTTCTTTGGCTTACCAGCAGTTTTAACTCCTTGCTGACCAAACCGTATTAGCTTTACCTTAGTACCTTCTTTAGCTAGTACGGCATGAGATTTTTTAGGATGACTTGGTGTTCTCTTAGGTTTATTATAACCAGAGAATGTTTCCTTACCTTTTTTGATTGCCATTACGAACTGCTCCTAG